TCACGCCTCGTACTGGAAGACCCAACAGCTTTTGGCGCTTCCGGTGATCGCGCTGTTCACGGTCAAGCCGGAGCCGATGAACTTGGGGTGTTCCGATTGACGCAGCGCCTTGCGCATGGCGCTATCGAGCAACAGCTTAACCCCTGTTTCTGCGAATTTTTCTTGCAGTTCGGGCAGGCTCAATGCGAGCTTTCCCTCGCTACGGGCATGGTTGAACGCGATGCCGTGGGCCTTGAGGATGTCGAGGCCGTTCCACAGGTTCTGCAGGATATCTGGCGCCGCCAACGCATCCTGGCCAAGCTGGTCGAGCGGGGCCGCTTCTATCCCGCGCTGGCGGCACATATCTTCAAGCATGGCATAGATCATGCGGCGCTGACCGGGGTTGCGCGTGTGGATCAGCGTGTTGGACAGCCGCTCGATCTCGCGGTTCATGTCCCGCAGGGCCGCGATCGTGTGGGTGGTTTTTGTCTTCCCGTAAAAGCCCTGCCTGCGCAGACTGGGCAGCACTTCCCCGGTCACCCACCGCCGGAACCGATGGGCGGCAGTGCCGGGTGTGGCGGCGCCCTTTGAGCGCAGAATGGCGGAATATAGACCGCTCTCATTGATGATTATGATTTCGCCCTGACGCCCTATGTTAAACATAGACCGTTCATCCTCATCGAGGCGGGCCGCCACTTGCGTCGGATTGGAGATCGACAGAATCTTGCATACATCCGTCAGGACGAACCATGGCTCGCCCCGGTGCTCGATGGTGCGGACTGCCTGCTCTTCAAAGTCAAACGCGACGATAGGGTTTGTGCTCATGGGTTGCTCCTTACCTTTTTGCCCAAGGGTGTCAGTTTAAATGACACCCTTTGATCGCCTGGCGCGTTCTAGTGCCGCTTGCGCCGCGCGGGACGTGCGGAAGCATCAGAGGCATAGGGAATGCCAGTCACCAGCATTTTGCCTAGGCGCGCGAATGTGCGCAGTTGCACGGCCACCTGTTCGCCGGTGATATCGACCAGGGCCGCGCCGTTGACGTCCATGTCATAGGCAATGGCGCTGGCTTCCATGGCGGCGAACAGTTCGCGCAAGGCGTATTCGGCATCCTCGCTGAGGATGAAGCCGGTGGCTCGGAATTGTGCGGCGAGATCGGGCGTTTGCGGTGCGGCGGTCATCAGCGCGCGCTCCCGTCCATGTTGTGCTCGGCCCAGAGGCGGCGCAGCAACTCTTCGCGGCTGACTGCGGGCTTGCGGGTCTGGACGCGGCGGGCGGGTTCGGCGATAAACGCAACAGACTGACGCATGGGTTCGCTCCATGTGGATGTTTAGGGCGGCTTGGGACTGGTACTCCCTTGCCGCCCGAATTTTATGGCGCTATATATGATTTATGTCAACACTTAATAGCGCCAAAAAGATGGGACGTCCGGCAGTGGACAGCGAAGCCGTTAATGTGCGGATGCAGCGCCCTCTACTCCAAGCCATAGATGATTGGGCCGATACTGAACCGGACAAACCGGCTCGTCCTGAGGCTGTGCGCCGCCTGATCAGGCGAGGCTTGGAACGGGGCGCCGAGTAGAAGACACCATCCCCGCCAAGGATAGTGTCAGCGCGCGCCCGCCGCTACGCGGGTGCCATCCTGCTTGATCACGCTGCCATCGCTGCACACGTAATCGCGGAAGGCCAGCACCGGCAGACCGGTCCAATCGTTGAGGCGCAGCATGCGGCGCATGATCGGCACGATCTCCGTCTCGAAGAAGGCGTCGCGGGTCTGACTGACATTGCCCAGCCCACCGGCGGCTTGAGGGATCACGCCAATCAGGATCGGCGGGGTGCGATGCGCTGCCAGCATGTCGTCCCGGCTGATGTTCTTGACCGCCGAAAACTCGTCTTTCGCGGTCACGTCCGCAATCGGCATGATCTGGATGCCGTCCTTCTTCCCCTTAGGGATGTAGACCAGCATGTTCTTGAAGTTGCCCACGCCCTTGGAACTGCCCAGCTGCTCTTCGATGGCGTCGACGGTGGTCTGATCAGCCAGTGGCTCGCTCACGTAAAACACGAACCCCGCATGCGCGCCGTTGAGGTAATAGCGGCGGCGGAACAGCGTGGCATTTTCCGAGAGCAGCCCGCTCTGCAGCGCCGACAACCATTCCGGCAGGCCATAGATTTCCTGTGCCACATCCGGCTGTTGCAACTGGAAAATCGTGCCAGGGGCGTAGGCATGCTCTTGCCCGCGCGCGCAATTGGTCCACCAAAACACGTCAGGTTCGATACCGGCGCGCGTGTGGATAGCCGGGCTGTGCGCCAGCGCGGCGATGCGCCCGCCCAGGTTCGGCACGCTCTCGAGATAGGCATTGCCCATCTGCAGGAAATCCAGCGCCCAACGCTCGAACACGTCGGCCGCCAGCCAGCGCGAAGGCGTCTGTTGCGCCACAAGCAGATTGACCTTCAGGCCGATCGCGCTGCGGTGATAAGGCGAGACGTTGAACGTCTGCGACAGCCGCGCCATAGGCAGCGGCGGTTCATACCAGCGCCCGTTGTGCCAGATCTCGAAATACTGGGCCAATTCGCGGCGATCGAGCACGCTTTCCGGCTCACCGAAGCGGAAAACCTTGGCAGGCGCATGGCTGGCCTGTTCCTCGGGCTGATCGGCCAGGGCCAGGGCGGTCGAGCTGGGTTCGGTCATCATCGGTCCTGTCAGTTGAGGAAGCGCACACGCCCGGCCGGCGCCTGGATCTCGGCACCGGCATCGAGCGGTTCGTTGGAAAGAGCATGGAGGATGGCCCAGGCGATATCGGCGTGCCCGATCTCGCCGTTGCGCCGCGCGGTATAGGTCACGCCGCGCTGGCTCCCTGTCAGCGTCGGGCGGATGGCCATGAAGGCCTGCATCACGTCGGTCCAACCGGCATCGAATTCGATACGGCCGGCGCGGAAGACGTTCTGGCCTTTGATCACCAGGGCGGTCTTGGTGGCCACCGAATATTCGATCTTGCGCGCCAGCGGGAACCACTTGCTCACCAGTTCCCATACCGCTTGGCCATGCCCTGTGGTGTCGATCGATATGTCGGTGACGTTGTAACGCTTGCAGACCGCCCGGATAGCGTCGGCCTGGCCCGCGAAGTCCAACCCGTTGAGCCGGATCTTCTCGAGCACCCGAAACTTGCCGCCCGGTTTTTCAGGGGGTGCCAGAACGGCTAGCGCCGCATCGTCCCGGCCCTGCTTGTTCGGGTCATAGCCAAGCCAGACCGGCTTTTCCCCGAACGGCCGCCCGCCCGGGATTTCGATCAGCGCAGGTGCGAAATCCCGCCACTTGTAGAAGCTGTCCACCCGCGCCGGCGCGAGGCGCGCATACGGGAACGAGCTTTCGGAATCGTCGATGTCCTCGCATTCGAACAGGTTGCGAAACCGCTCATCCGAATACTCGCGGCGCAGCTCGTCCACATCGACCAGCTTGCCCAGGCCCTTGGCCACCGCGTCATGGATGGTGACGAGCTGTTGCCAGCTCCCATCGGGCATGATGGCGCCGTTCCGCAGATTGCGATGCGAGATATCGAACGGCTGCTGGTCGCCTTTCGCGCGCCCGGCGTTCCACTCCTCGCCCGACCAGAAGCCATAGGATTGATGCGTCTTGGTCGAAGGCGTGGAGAAATAGGTCTTTTTGTAGATCTTGTGGGTGGCCATGCCGCTGGCCACGCCGTTCAGCTCGGTAAACCCGTGCACCCAGGCGAATTCGTCGAAGTAGAAGTCCCCACTCTCGCCCTGGGCGGTCGCGCTGTTGGTGGACAACGGATAGAAGCCCACCGCATCCATCGCCGGCAGCGCCTGCGGCTCGCCGTCCTCGTCCGTCTCCGCCGGAAACGACAGGTCGAGCATGATGGGGTTGCCCTTCAGCTCCACCCCGGTCACGCGCCGCACCCATTTCACGATTTCGCGGCGGAACTTGTTGGCCTGGCGCTGGGAAGCCGAAAGGAAGATCTGGTTGCGCGGCGCCGCGTCCTTTTCGCCGTCCAGCGTCGCCAGGATCGCCTCGGCCACTTTGGCGACCGATTCCCGGCTGAAATAGACGGTGGCGCCGATCTGGCGGCTCTTGCGGATCTTGCGCACGCGCTGGTTACGCTGCTCCCACCACTCGGCCTGGTATTCGAAACACCAATCGTGGAAATCGTCCAGCAGCGCCTGCCACTGCTCGCGCGACAGGAAATTCTTGCGCTTGTCCGCGCGCTTGGCCTTGGCCTCCTCGTTGTTGCGCTTTTCGATCTTGGGGTTGAGATCGCTTTCGCGCCCGGTCTTGTCGAACTTGCGGATCCGCGCGGCGCGCTCGAGCTGGCGCATCATGAAGTCCACCCGCTTCATGTCGCCTTCGGTGAACGGCTCCTTGTCGAGCAGCGTGGCGAGGCGTGCCTCGAGCCGATCCTCGACCACCGCGATCGGCGCGTCGTCGTCCCAGGCATCGCGGCTCTTCCACGCCGCGAGCGTGCCGTATTTCACGCCCAGCTCGGCCGCGATCTGCGTCAGTTGCCACCCGCGATGATAGAGCGAGCGCGCCTGCCGGCGCTGCGCGCGCGCCACCTGCCGGCTGATCGCCGGGACGTCGTCGTCCGCGTCGGGGGGGCTGGTGGGATGCATGGCCACAGCCATGCACCCCGAAACGGCGTCCCTGTCGCCCTGCTGGCTGGGTAGAGGCGCGCTCTACCGCGCGCCCGCGTTGCCGTTGCGGCACGGGGCTGGCTCAAGGGCAACAGCACACGGGTCGCCGCAACAGGCCCAGCCAACAGGACGCCCAGGAGCACCCGATGAAGACCAAGCCTTTCTTGCTCGCCACCGCCGGCTCGACTGTCGATGGCCGCACCATCGATGACAAGATGATCGAGCAGATGGCCTCGAGCTACAACCCCAAGACCTATGGCGCCCGGCTCAACATCGAGCACATCCGAGGTATCAGCGGCGATGGTCCATTTCGGGCCTATGGCGACGTGCTTGAGCTGTCGACCAGCATGGTGGAAGTCGATTTCAACGGAAAGAAAGAAAACCGCCTGGGCTTGTTCGGTGTGTTCGACGTGACGCCCGATGCCAAGAAGCTCAACGAGGCCGATCAGAAGGTCTATCCGTCGATCGAGATCGAGCCCAATTTTGCTGGCAAAGGCTTCGCCTATCTTATGGGCTGCGCCTTGACCGACAGCCCTGCGTCGATCGCCACCCAGCGCCTGCAATTCAACCGTTCACTGCCGGGGGTTCTTACCGTCTCGGCGGAGACCGCCGAAGCGCTGGAGTTTCCCGACGAGACCGGCGGAGAGACTGGCGCCGGCTTCCTGGCTGGCCTGTCTGGCGTGCTCGATCGCTTTGCCGCCAAGTTCAGCCCTGCGCTAGCGAAGCAGGACCCAGTTGCTGCGGTCGATCCTGCGCAGGTGCAGACGTTCGATTTCAGCCAGATGCGCCCGTTGTTTGAAGAAATGGGCACCAGCTTTTCCAAAGCCATCATCGATCTGCGCAAAGAATTCCGCGCCGATAGCGATGCTCTGGCCGTGAAGCTGCAGCAGCTGGAAGCCACCCAGGAAAAGACCCCGGCCCACGATTATCGCGCCCGCCCCCGCTCCGACGGCGGTGCCACTAACTACGCCGACGTCTTCTAAGCCGCCCCTCGCCCGCCCCGCATCCCGTCACCACAGGACCTGAAACACATGGGTTACAACCTCTCCGATCGCGGCCGCCGGGCGCTCGACGGTCTTTTTACCGCCATCCAGCAGCGCAACCACGCACCTCGCGGTGTCGGCCACCAGTTCACGCTGGACCCGACGTCCGAGCAGCGGCTCGAGGATCTGCAGCGCGAGAACGTCGGCTTCCTGCAGCGCATCAACGTGCCGGGCGTCCGCGATCTCACCAGCCAGGTGATCGGCCTGGGCGCCACCAACATGATCGCCTCGCGCCGCAGCCGCGCCAACCTGCCCCGACAGCCCCGCTATATCGGCCAGATGGAAGAGCGCGAATACCTGCTCAAGAACACGCTGTTCGATACCTGGCTGCCTTGGGAGACCATCGACAACTGGTCGAAATTCACTGACTTCGCCACGCGCTATTCGCGCCAGGTGGCCATTTCCGTCGCGCTCTCGCGCATCATGGTTGGCTTCCATGGCCTCACCGCGGCGGCGGATACCGACGCCGAGGAAAACCCGATGGGCGAAGACGTCAACATCGGGTGGCTGCAGAAGTTGCGCCTCGAACGCCCCGATCACGTCATGGGCCGCAACACGGTCACGGCCGGCGGCATCACCACGGCCACCGGCACAGCCAAGCCGATCTACATCGGCCCCGACAGCAACACCGCCGATGGCGATTACAAGAACATCGATGCCCTGGCCTACGACCTCATCGCCGGCATGCCTGCCTGGGCGCGCGCGTCGACGGATCACGTCGTGATCGTGTCGCAGGATCTGGTGGACGAAAAGTACTTCCCCATGATCAATCGGCCGCTGTCCGACACCATCGACGGCGGAAAATCCACCAGCGACCAGGTGACCAGCGACATCGTCATGTCGACCAAGCAGATCGGCGGGCGACCGGCGGCAATTGTGCCGTTCTTCCCGGAAAAGACCATGCTGATCACGCCGCTGGGCCAGCCCAACGCGACCGACAGCAGCAACCTTTCGATCTATTACCAGGAAGGTTCTCGCCGCCGCTACATCAAGGACGAGCCCGAGAACATGGCGGCGCTGGTCGACTATAACTCGGTCAACGAAGGCTATGTGATCGAGCACACCGATTATGCGGTGATGGCCGAGAACATCGAGTTCGGCGACCGCCCGTAATACCCGAGGGCTTCGATGGGGGACCTGCCGTGGCCGGCGGCACCCCGGAGCCAGCGCACCGCAGGGGAGGCCACGCGCCCCTGCGGACCACCCGCAACAGGATCAAGCCCATGAGCAGCCCTTTCCGCCGCCACAAGCAGCGGGTGCAGGCCATCCGCGCCGGCGCCGCCCCGTCCACCGAAAGCACGGCGCCGGCCGAGCCGGACACCAGCACGCCCGAAGGCAAGGAATACGCTGCCCTGCGCGTGCTGCTCCACGACAACCTGCGCGCTCTGAAGGACATCGCCAGCCACGAGGCGCGCATCCCCAAGAAGAAGGAATTCGCGGGCGCTTTCGCTGCCTGGATCAAGGGCGTGCTCGAGGCCGGCGACCAGGGCAAGGCGGCGCAGGACGAAATCCTCGTCACCAACATGCTCTGGGCGATCGACTATCGCGATTTCGACTATGCCCTTGCCTTGGCCGAGCATGCGATCCGCTTTCACCTGGTGCTGCCTGGCTTCACCCGCACGGTTGCCTGCATCGTGGCCGAGGAAATCGCCGGCATCGCCCTGGCCCAGGCCAAGGCCGTCCCGCACGAGGCGCTGCTCCGCACGCTCGAACTGGTGAACGGTGCGGATATGCCCGATCCCGTCATGGCCAAGCTCTACAAGGCCATCGGCCGCAGCTTCGCGCGCAAGGCCGATGAATTCGATCCGGCCTCCGACAATGCCCCCGCCGGTGGCAAGGCCGCCTATATCGAGGCCGCCCTCACCACGCTGTCTCGCGCCTTGGTGCTCGATCGCAACATCGGCGTGAGAAAGGAGCTCGAACGGCTCGAGCGCCAGAAGAAAGCCATGGCCGAGCAGGCCGCCACCACCTGATCCACCAATCGCCCACGGCGCTGGGGGGCGGATGGCGGGTTGTGCAGCCGCTTTGCGGTGAAGCCCAGCCAACCATCCCCACCCCCCAAAACCTTCAAGGAACCGTCCCATGTCTACCGGCGTCATTGCAGTCCCTGCCGCCCCCTGGGATCCCGATGACGCCCAGGTTGTGGCCGATGGCTGGTTCCCGCCGGTCAAGCTCTCCACCGTGCGCGATTCCGTTCGCCTGGGCGATGGCACGATCAGCACCGAACGCCTCACCATGGCGATCGAAGGGGCGATGCTGCACGCTTTCCGCGAGTTGGCCGCCTGGCGCACCGCCAAGGCCACCGCCGGGGTGGCACAGCTGGCCGCCGTGACAACCGAAACGCTCAACGGCGCCAACGTGGCGGAGAAGCTATGGGAGCGGATCGTCACCTATTTCGCCGCGGCGGATCTCTACGCGGCCTATCGCGACATCAGCGCCACCGACCAGGGCCTTGATCGCGCAGTCGAAAAAGACACCTCGGCTGATGAGGCCCGCCGCATTGCGCTGGGTGCTGTCGCCGATCTCCGCTCGATCGGCGCCGAGCCGGTAGGCCGAAACCGCGTGAGGCTGATTTGATGGCGACCCGCGAACATCCCACCCCCTGCATCAAATGCCGGTGGAGCAATTGCGAAAACGGCAAGGTCATCTGCTCTCGCCCTCTCAAAGCACGCAGTTGCCCCGTGATTGGCCTCGAAATCATCCGCGTGAACAAACCGGCCGCCACTGAACGTCGGGGCTGGCGCGTGTGGCTGGTATTGCGCCGGAAATGCGGCGCAGCGGGCCGCTTTTTCAGCGCATATTGACATGGCCCGCACAGCCACAACCCTCCAAGGCGAAACCGTCGACGAATTCTGCTGGCGCGTGCTGGGCTACACCCGCACCGTGGTCGAGCAGGTGCTCGATCTCAATCCCGGCCTCGCCGCGCGAGGGCCGCGCCTGCCCGCCGGAACCGTCATCACCCTGCCCGAGGCATCGTCATCGGCCGCCGCGCAGACCCTCGAAACCGTCAGCTTGTGGGATTGATCCATGCGCAAGATCGATAGCCTGCGCCAGGTGCTCTCCACCTCGATCGAGGATCTGTCCAAGTCCAACGAGCGCCTGCGCGTGTGGACAGATCGCGGCACAGTGCAATGCCGGCAGACCGCCACGTTCGGTTTTGCCATGGCCTATCGCGTCAATGTCCTGTTGATGGACATGACCACCGATATCGTGTCGGTCGGCTATGTCATCTGCGCCTGGCTGCGCATCAACCAGCCCGATCTGCTGGCGCCCGGCAAGGATGCCTTCGCGCTGGATCTCGATGTGCTCGACAACGGCACGTATGACGCGCTGATCCAGATCGACCTAACCCAGAACGTCACCTGCGCCCTTAACGGGCAGGGCAAGATGCAGGTGGACTATCTGCCCGAGCCCGATCCGCTCTTCGCCGACGATCTGCCTTTCCCTGGCCTCGATGCTGTCCCGGTGCTCAAGGCGGTGTCCGTCACCGGTGACGGGCAGATAGCGCCGTTCGACCCGGCCGCCTGATGGCTGACGATGACCTGACCAGGCTCGACGAATGGTTCGGCCAGATCCTGCAGGGCCTCGCCCCGGCAGAGCGCCGCCGCGCGGCCATGAAGCTGGGCCAGGCCCTGCGCCGCAGCAACCTCAAGCGCATCAGCTCGAACACCAATCCCGACGGCACGCCGTTCGAGCCGCGCAAGGCCCGCTATGACCGCAAGGGCCGGCTTCGGATGAAGGCCGGCGCCAAGATGTTTCGCGGGTTGCGCATGGCCAAGCAATGGAAGATCGATGCCGATCAGGACGGCGTGGAATTGTCGCCAGTGTCCCCCGTCGCCGCGCGCATGGGCCGCGTCAGCCAGTTCGGCGAAACGATTACCGTTGGCCGCCTGCGCAACGGCAAGCGCATCCGCGCCCGCTACCCCGAACGCCGCCTGCTTGGGCATTCGGATGAAGACGAAGACCTGGCCATGCTGATCGCGGCCGAAATGATCGAGCCGGACTAGGTAGAGCCCGCCTCTACCCGCCCAGCACCTCCCCGCGCGCGCGAAGCCGCGCCATGCCGGGGCCATGGCTGACGGCACCACCGCGATTGACCTTTCCCAGCTCCCCGCCCCCACGGTGGTGGAGCAACTTTCCTATGAGGATATCCGCGCCGCCGCTGTGGCCAAGATGATCGAGGATCTCCCGACCTTTGACGCGACGGTGACCAGCGACCCGGCGGTCAAGGTCCTCGAGGTCTATGCCTATCGGGAGCTGTTGCTGCGCCAACAGTTCAACGAGCGCGCCCGCCAGGTCATGCTGGCTTATGCCAAGGGCAGCAATCTCGACCAGCTGGGCGCGCTGCTCAATGTCGCGCGGCTCCCTGGCGAGCAGGACGACCCCTACAAGGCGCGTATCCAGCTGGCGCCCGAAGCCTTTTCGGTGGCCGGCCCGGCCAGCGCCTATCGCTACTATGCGCTGTCGGCCGCCAACACGCTTGCCGATGCCAGTGTCACCAGTCCCAGGCCCGATAATCTCCGCGCGCTGATGCTGGGCGTGCTGGCCGATCATGGCGCCGATGCCGGGCTGGTCGCCGCCGTGACTGCCGCTCTCGACGGCGCGATTTGGCCGGGCACGGTGGTTGTGTCGCTGCTGTCTGCCTTGGGCGATGGTTCGGCGAGCGACGACGAAATCGAAGCGGTCGAACTGGCTGTCTCTGCAGACGAAGACGTGCGCCCGCTGACCGATTGGCCGCAAGTGCGCTCGGCCGAGATCATCGATTACGAGGTCGATATCGACCTGGTGCTGTTCAGTGGCCCGGACGAGACCATCGTGTTGGCCGCCGCGCAGGAAGGGGTGGAAGCCTACAAGGCCGCCTCGCGCAAGCTGGGCCGGTCGATCACGCGCGCCGGGCTCTATGCCGCTGCCGTGGTGGCCGGC